CGTAATATTCTCTGCACCTGTAGTCGCAACTTTCAATGGAGGGTCGATAGTGACTGTGAAATCATGATTTGCCGTAGCATCTGCTACATCAGCCGTAACCACGTATGTCTGATCATCACCAGCAATGGTAATAATATCTCCCTTTTTGAAATCGACTTTTCCAGTAGATGCGGCAGTCGTTCCGGTAAGGCTTGTTGCTCCAACGGAATGAGCGGTAGCTGCTTTAAGGGTAGCTCCTGTGGTGATTGATCCGGCGGTATGAGTCGGCACACCATCATCGGAGTTCCAGTCAAACCCAAAAATATTACCAAGTTCGCCCGTGGTTTTGGTTGCAGAACTTCCACGTTTTTCTGCATCAGAGAACGGGGATAGGTTCAGGGCGGCTGCTTCTGCGGCATAATCAAGGACAGCCCGACGGTTGTCTTTGGGGCAAGACTGTTCATGCAAAACTCTCCGTAGGCTTGTGGCACTGGCAACTTCTACGCCTGTGCCGAAGGGTGTGTCGCCTGCTGTTCCGACATAACCATAGACACCCTTGTAGGTGTCAAAAACAGAGGTGTTGATTGCATTGGCAAGGGACTTAAAAGCTTCTTGCATCTGGAGAGGGATAAAATCCTGGTCAGCACGAATTCGGCCCACTTCCATATCATTTAGACCAAAGTCTGCGTGCATCCAGTTGTCAAGCGTGATCTGTGCCACTTTAGGGGTTAGTGCTGTAGGCGCTGACGGAGTAGCTGCCGGGGAAACATCTTCGGCAGACATGGCGGTTGAGAGGGGGATGTCAATAGTCTGTCCCTTTTTCTTTGCTTCAAGGGAGTAATCGGTATTGACAAGGCGAGTCATCAAGCAAGGCTGACGAAGAGTCATCATGCCCTTTGCAAGAATCTGAGTAAGGATTGCGGTAAGTGTGTTATCGGCCATAATAAAAAATCTCCTGTTCGGTTATCTGGGACTAAGCCCAGGGAATTGTGATATTAAATGCTCCCCCGGAGCTTGTCCCTGACACCGCCAGGAGACTTTTGAGAATACGAATTGTCTTGGAACTAAACTATTGCTTTAACATGCCATCCACTGAATGGTTGCCGGTGACTCTGTCACTGGCTGTTAAGTTTTCTTAATCGACTGCTTTGATTTTGCCGGACGCCAGATCCTCAATCATGCTACCTGGAACGTCCCTGCCTGATACGTTGTCGATCCTGACCTGTCCCTGTGTTACCATGGGAATATCAACGCCACCTATCGCACCTCCTCCCTGTGACTTCTGAAACAGGTTTGATTGTGGGATATACTGTTTGGTGAGATACTCCTCAAGGGTCAGATCCTTGTCACCGGCCTCGTTTTTCAGTTTCAAACCTTTTTCATCAAGAAACACAATCTGGTTGGTATCGGGGTCAATGGAAGTGACGGACTGTATGTCAGCCTGGATATACTTCATGTTGCCCTCGGCAGGCATCGCATGTTTCAGAACAGTCATGGCAGTCTGATTGGCAATCTTCTCTTTATTCCATCCTTCCTGGATCTTGGCGGCTTGAGTCTTTGCAGCCTTAATCGCTTCGGCGCTCTGTTGTTCGAGATTTGCCTTTAAGACTTTCCATTCACCGGCCTGTTCAAGGCGGCTGTTCTCAAGCTCCTGGAGCTTCTGGACTGATTCGGAGTATTTGTCCGGGTCAATGTCTTTGAATTTCAGGAGCTGATTTTCAAGTTCGGTTTTTTCCTTTACCAGGCTGATATTGTTTGATCTGAATTCGTCAACCTTGTTTTTCGGCACGAAACCATCAAGAACAAACACGCCATCTTTTGACGTATAATGCTCTTTTAACCCCTCCGGGATTTCTGTTTCTTTGTCGTATGATTGTTTAAGCATCTAAACCTTTCCCCTTTTTTGATTAATATAGTTCCATTTTAAAGTTAAACGGTTGTTATGTCAAGCGAAATTATACGATTTATTTTTTCTCTATTGCAACCATAAACGTCCAGAACGTAAATAACTTACCAACAGGGCGAACTTCGACTTTAGTATAAGATTTCGGTTTGATGTTAAAATCAACCTCTTGTTTTGGACGCATAAGATAAACCTCAAGGCCATCCCATGACATAAATGCATGTTTACTGAAAATCAAACGCCCCAAAGCCTCATTATCTTCGGCAGCAGCATAAGACATCACTCTATCAAGATCACTCTCAGTCATTGCCGACAAATACCCTTTTTTTGTAGTGAATATTGTTTGTGCTTGAATTACCGATGCGAAAAGAAATATTGCCACGATTGCCGTTGTGATGATTGCTGTTTTTTTCATGTTGATCTCCTTTATTTAAACTACATTGTCTTTTTAATTCTTTCCCTTATGAGATTTTCTATATGGGGGTACATCAGGTCTACTGCAACGTCTACCACCAGAGCCGATAGCCTGTTTGACAGGTTTTCAAAATGATATGCTGGATTATCTACTACCCAGTCTATTCTATCAAGGTCAAAACTTTGTCTTTTTTCTATTCCTTGCAAGGATTTCATAACCATTTCAAAAACGTCGGCCTTGATTGTATTAGCGACTTCTTTTTTTATATCTTTCATGTTCTCTCCTTTGGGTTGTGGGATTTAATACACGCTTCTAATAGCGGATAAAAACATTGATATAAACATCCCTATCGCCATTCCTAACAGATAATGCCATTTTTGCCCAACAAAAGACTGGAGTAGAGCGCCTATGGTACACATTACGAGCAGTGTGATTATCGATGCTGTTATCATTTGTGGCCCTTTGGGTTGTACCGCCTATCCCTTAATGACCGCCATCGGCTTTAGTTCGACATCTATCTTCACAAGGTCGGCCTGATTGGCCATAACCGAATGGATGTCTTTGTACGCTCCGGTGGCCTCGTCTAAGTCATTTTTGCTTCTTATTGAATGGACCACCCCCAAATCATCAAGCAAGCTTTTTTCAGATTCAAAATTAAGTTCTCTTTGAGCCTGCCGTCTCCCCATCTTCCTTCCTGCCCCATGAGAACAAGACATAAAGCTTTCCGGATTACCCAGACCTGAAACAATGAAGCTTGAAGAGCCTTGTGATCCTGGGATAATCCCCACTTGTCCTAATCGTGCTCTTGTGGCCCCTTTACGGTGAACCATCACATTTGTTTTGAAATGATTTTCCATTTCTGCATAGTTGTGGGCAATATTCACCCTTTCGCAGAACATTGCCTCTTGGCAGACGGCTGAGATTGATTCTTTCACGTTATGCATCATTAACGATCTGTTCATAAATGCAAAGTCAACGCAATATTTCATATCAGCTAAATATGCCTGACCCTCTTTCGAATCTACAGGAAGAAATGCCAGTTCCCACTTTTTCGGCACTTGTGAGAACCATTTTTCATTTAAATCAATGGCAATGTCGTTGTGGTGCTTTGCAACTTGATAACCAACGCCCCTGCTCCCGGAGTGGATCATTATCCAGATAAAGCCGTCAGACCCCTTTTGAATTTCGATGAAATGGTTTCCACCCCCAAGGGTGCCGACCTGGGTCAACGCTTTTTCGTAAAGCCCATCAAGAAACGAAACGTCATTCAATTCTGGTGGCACCCATTTTTGATCTTGTTTTTTTGAATGGTGGGCACGTCCTACGGGCACGCTTGCCCTTATACCGCCTTTGAATTCTTTTGACCCGCCCATGATTTTTTTTAATTGCGCTGTGCTCAATTCGGTTAAGGATGTTTTTACAGCACACATTCCACAACCAATGTCAACACCTACGGCATTCGGGATTACAACATCCATAGTGGCCATAACTCCGCCAATGGGCATCCCGTATCCGAGATGGCAGTCGGGCATGATTGCAATGTGCTTAAACACAAATGGCAGGTTGGCTAAATTCTTAGCCTGGTCAAGCGCTCCGTCCTCAATATCATCCAACCACAATTTTATTGGTTTCTTTTCCGTGGAAATGACTTTTTTCATAATATTTTCCTCCAAATAAAAAAGCCCCAAACGTGGTGAGATAGAACCTTTGAAGGTTCCCACGTTCAGGGCTGAATATGTATATTATTTATCTTATCTCACCAAGATATTGTATAATATAATGGCTTTGGATTTATTGCAAGGACTTTATCACATTATTCCAACATAATCCCCATCCTTATTTTTCCTCAAAAGTCTAAGATTTCCGTTTTTATCTGCCAAGTCCTTAATGCCAATATCACCGGCTTTCCAGAATTTATACCGGTTGATCCCAAAAAAATTGATCTGGTACTGTTCGTCCCTGGATTTTATAAAAGCCTCAAAACCTTTGTCTTCAAGTTGTCCGGCTTTTATTATTGCCCGGCTCGCTTTCCGTTCGGTGAATGGTTTCAAGCTGTCTTTCATTTCTGGAATATTTAGACCCAACTCTTTGTATGATAGCGTGATGGGAATCATATAACACCGGCACGAAATGTGAAGTGGTGGCCTTATGTGCGGTTCATCAAGTTTATATTCATTTCCATGAAGTGATCCGCACCTCATGCAAGTGCCAGATCCGCGCCTTGATGAAACTTCAAAGGTCGCATCCCAACGCTCTGATTTAATTATATCTGCATTCTTTTTGTATAATCGTTCTGCTGCGTTGTTATTTGCCTGGGCTATAAATGTTCTTGTAAATTTTTCAGCATCCCGCCGGATAGTCCCAAAAGCCCCAGTCAACCCATTAATAACTTTATCAGTCCCAACCCCCTTCAACACTCCGGCAAGTATAGAAGTCTGAACGTCGGCAACAATCGCCTTCTCAAATGATTCAGCCACCAATTTATCAAGGACTTTCCCGCCCATAGGTGTATCTACCATGGCCCGGAGCTGATCCGGTGACGGTGCGGCAAAGTTGAAATTTAGCGCCTTGTCAATCTGGCTATCGAAACTCAAAATTCTACCATACTCGTGAACAGATGACTCTCCGGCAACCATGGCAGCTTTTTTAATATCACCGGTCAATTGTTTTTGGATGCCCATCGTTAAATCGTTGAGTTGTTTGAGTACCGCATGTTCCCGACCTTCAGGCAAACGAAAGTCTTGATTTATCAGTTTTGTGAATAAATCCTTCCTGGCAACGTCAAGACTCTTTTGGATCTTGATAAGCGACATGTCTATGTAATCTGATATGGCATATTGGTGTTCAATATTTCTATAAAGTAGGAGTTGATTCTTTAACTTATCTCCTTCGGTCATGTCTTACTCCCTTGCGCCCTGCAATAAACAGTCTTTTATCAGCGAAACAACCCCGATAGCGGCTACAGTACTGATTGTGCCAGAGTATTTATCTACAACCTCTTGAATTTCGGTAAACATGCTTGACTCTTGAATGTATGGATACAAATTTTTATTCTTATCAAATAATTTTTTTATATTATCTATGTTATCTTTTTCTGGCATTTTATCCCCCTTATTCTTTTTTATCGTAATACCCAGGCATTTGATTGTATGTTTTCCGATGTCCGA